TATTATAATAATAAATTGGAATGTTTTGTCGTATCTCATGTTCCATTTCATATAACCAACCCCAAAATCTTGGATCTGTATAATGAAGTATTGCATCTGGTTTTTCTCTAACCATTAACTCACGTAATAGAGGTTGACTACCATAACCACTTACTGGATATATAGTTAAATTTGCATCAGGAATATTTAAATCTTTTCTAATACTATCATTCATGTTAATAATCTTACCTTCATCGGGATGTTTTATAGCACCACCAATCTGAACCCAATCATAATGTTTAAGAGTTCCTAAAACAAACTCCTTAGACATAACACCAATACCAGAAGACATTCTCAAATCATCTGATAATAATAAAATCTTTTTCTTAGCCATTTATAACCTTCTTTGTATCTTCTGTTTTTAATTTTGATTCTATAGCGTTTATCTTTTCTTCCATACGCAATAATATATCACGTATTTGATTAAATACACGCTCTGTACTTTTTGCTCCCATTATAACCTACTCCCACTTGGTTTAAGGTTGTCCCATTCATTAACTTGTTGTTTAAAATTATCATTCATTAGATATAAATCCATAGAACGATTTACCAACTTTTGTAGTGTAAATTCATCCGAAATTGTATTGTATTTAAACTTTTGATATAAATCTTTTAATATCTTTACGGATGTTAATTTGTAATTGTTCATATAAAACCTCTCGTATATACATATATAAATATATACTAATTAATTATTTTTACTAATTTTTTTAGCTTCTCAGCATGTCCTATCGTATCCATTGTTCCTCGTGACTCTACTCCATCTGGTATAAAAGCCACTATAATATTTGAGTATTCTGCTATCTGTTTATTTCGTTTAAAGTAATTTGAAATGTAATATGGTTTATTATATTTACTAGCAGGTAATTTACAATGCATATTATGGGAATAGTGTGATGGTGGAAATTCAACATAATTAAGATTAAACTCTAATGCATATTTCTTAGCATATCCATCAGCTCCTTCTTTTTGTCCACCACTTACTATTTCAATTTCATCACCATACTTTTGTTTAATATCAAATACTAAATCTTTTACTTTTCGTTTGTTAGTATAAGCTCTACTACCAACGATACCGATTTTAATCTTCGTAGTCATTTCTCTTTTGTTTTTTTGTTGATTTATCTGATGTTATAAACTTTACACAATCATACAACTCTTTTAATCCATTTACAATACTTTTTTTATTTTTATATTGATAAGTAAATCTAGACCAATTTGCATGTTCTTCTTCTATTGGTAATATGTCAAAAAATATAAATTCATCTGAAGATACATTAGTTCCTTCTTTTACTATTGTTTTAAAGTGTAACTTATCTTCCCATTTCATCAAAAAGTTTTTTAACTTTATATTGTCACCTTCATCATACCACAGATGTAATAAAATAAGAGATTGTAATTCTGAATAAACTTTGCTGATAGATTCTAATACATCATCTTCATATTCTGTATCAATAAAATCTGATAATTTTAGTCGTACTCTCATAGTTCTCTGCATCACTTTACTCCTGAATCACAATGTTCCGTTTGATTAAATTCACACCATTTACAATTTTTCTTTGATGGTGTCTTAATATAAGTATGGTCTGTATTATATTCTCCATTAATAAACGACTGGTCTATGAATTGGTTTAGATTAGTTATAACTTTATTAACACTAGGTTTACCACTAGCTGGACTAAAGGTCTGAACTCTACGCTGTGGAAAGTCTAACCCCTCATAAAGTTTTCTTTTAACAATAAAATATTCAACATCTATCTTATCTAAGGATATATTCTTCTCTGCACCATAGAAGTGTTTATATAAAAGTAGTTGGTCTGTCTTGGTCTTATCAGCTTTCTGATATTTGTTCCAACCCATTGTGGATGTTTTAATATCAATTATCTTATATCTATCTCTAACCTTATTATATATAACAACATCCATATAACCAATAAATTTAATATCATTTGGTAGGTCATAATTTATAGGAACTTCTATACCAACTAATTCATATCCTTTCTTACTAAAATATTTATTTCTGTTTTTCTTGAACCATTCTAATATAATCAACCCATGAGAATAGAACTCTTCCATATCCTTTTGTTCACAGAATACTTCTCCACCATTTTTTTTCATTATCTGTTGGTAATTACGTTTCATTCTTGTTAACAACATCTTTTTTAATGGAAGAGCATCAGCCATCTTTACTGTATCATTATACATAACGGTGAGGTATGTCTGAAGAACTTCATGCATTGAAGTACCGAACATAGTATGTATACTATCTGTCCATTCACCTTTTTTGTCAATATAGTTTAACTTCCACTTATGTGGACAACTTACCCATTGATTGTACTGACTATAACTTATCTTCTTCACTTAGCCCACTTTCCTCTTGCTACAACTTGAGCCATAACTCCATAATTAGATATGTCGCTGTAACTATCTACCAAACCTTCTCCTTTGAGTGAACCATTATCACCTCTCATTAAAATAGTTTTGATACGTTCTACTTTATCATTTATCCTAAACCAAATACCCATAAGAGATAACCTCTTTTCTCCTTCATCTACAAGCATCTGACCTACAGCGATATTCTGTGGGCCATAATCATGTTGTTTGTGAAGAAACAATTCATATTGTTCTTGTTGTATCTTTTTAAACTCTGATGTCATTTTAGGATACTTCTTTTCCATATAAGAAACAATATCTGTGTATTCCTCAACGTTAGATGTTCCTTTTGGTGTATCGTTTATAACCTTCATATTTCTCTCCAATTTACGTTTAAATATACACAGAAAAGCGTATACAAGTCAAGAGTTTTTTTACATATTTCCATCATTAATACTACCAACAACATTAAGTCCTGCAGCTTTAATCTTACGTTCTTCTATTCCCCATTTTCTACCTAGTTCACCAAGTTCCATCATACCACCTTCTGTAAGCATCAACATCTCTATAGCGTCTATAGCTTCTTTTCTACTAGATTCATCATTGTTTCTCATGATGTTAATTAACCATTCTGGATGTTTCATATCACTTTTTCCTTTTACATATTTTAACCAACGCTTACCTTTAGGTAATACATTAGTATATAGTTTATATAACTCTTTTGGTTGTAAGTTATATTTTTGTAATTCATTTACCAATTCTAACCAATTAGAGTTCATGGATAGAAATCTATTTACCATATAATTTGACCAAGTCTTTTTATCTTCATCAGATATCTCATCCCAATAATTAGGATTTTGAACCTTTGTTATCTGATTTATGTGGTCGAATAGACTTTTCTTTTTTACCAAAGATTTTTTCCCATTTCTTTTCCCACTCATCTTGAGTTATTCCCCTTCGTAACTTATCACCCTTACCGGCATCAGTATTCTTACTCATTACCTTTTGGCATCATTGATTCTGGTACTTTACCACAATTACCACAACTGAACACTTCAATTGGTATCATTGCTTCTTGACCAGTTGGTGAAACTATTGGTGATATTCTTCTTATAAAGTAAGATTTAATAAAAGAATAGTTACCACAATCATCACACTTGATTGATTCTGTATCTTCAAGGTGTATCTCTTTTTTTGGTGGTTTTATTGGTTTCATTGGTTTTGTACTCATTTTATCACTCCTAATAATTCTATTAACATAGCCATAGCATTAATCTCTTTATCTACTACTTGACCATCTGACAATTCATATCTTGCTATAATCAAGATACATTCTGCAACATGACCTTTACCCCAATCATCTACCTCATCATATAATAATCTGAATAAGTCAGCAAAGTCTGTAATCTTATTATCTAGTAAAAGTTGTCTGATTTCTTTGAATCCATTTTTCTTATCTTGTGTTTTTAAAATCTTTAACAACTTTAATTTGTAATCGTTCTGTATAATACTCGTAGTATCTAACTTCAACTTACCCTTAACCACGTTTCTCTGAGCAGCGTTGATTATTCTTCTAATATCAGGATAACCACTATCGATTAGAACTTTCAAATCATTCATATCAGACATCACATTTTCTTTTAATAAGATGTCGTGTGTATGTTTTGCAACTTCCTTTTTTGATGGTGGTATTATCTGAAATGATTGACAACGAGATTGTATCGGGTCAATAATTCTTTCTACGAAGTTACAAGTTAGGATAAACCTACAATGTTTAGAGAAAGTCTCCATAAGGTTACGAAGAGCAGCTTGTGCATTCGGTGTAATGTAATCACACTCATCTAATATTATTACCTTATACTCTTTAAAACCCATTGTAGAAGCAAAGTTCTTAACCTTGTTTCTAACCGTGTCCACGTTGTTCTCATCAGAAGCGTTGATGTATAGATAGTCACATTCTATATTCTTTACAAGAATCTTTGCGAGAGTGGTCTTACCCGTACCAGCCTTACCATATAATAAAAGGTGAGGTAAGTCACCACTCTCTAGATAAACAGATACCTTATCCTTGAGATGTTCATTCCCAATGTAAGTATCTAAGTTACCAGGCCGATACTTCTCTACCCATAGTGTATTACTCAAATTTTCCTCCAAATCCAAATTGGTTCACAAAATGTTTTGTCTTTTGTTTCTTCTGTTTTCTTTAAAGCTTCTTCTGTATAATCTTTTGATTTGGCTGTACCAGCTCCGCCACTATTCGGTCTTTTCGCTAGTTCCATTCCAATACAACCTTGATACTCTGAATCACTAAATGTAGATAAGAAATTGTTCATTGGATTGCATATTTCCAACCAACCTCTATCAGTACTCCACTTAGAATTACTATAAACATCTGATATGTTTACTAATAAGTATCCATTAGATTTCAAAGAACACCATAAATTTTTCAAAGTTTTATGTAAGAATTGTTCATTCCACTCATTGATTTCTTTATAATTTACCCAGCTTTGAGTATCATCATAACTATATCTCTCAACGTTGAAATAAGGTGGTGATGTAAATACCGTATCAAATGTATCTTCATATTTTGTAAAGTCTACATCTTCAGCTGGACTACAAATAAATTCAGTATTTTTCTTTGGTTCAAACATCGTTCTGTGTTTGTCGTAGAACTCTGATTGTTCCTTGTAAATTGGATGATTCTCTTTACGAGGATCAATACCAACATAATACTCTGATGTTTCACTTGCATAGAACCCAGCTAATCTATCTCCCCATCCCATTGAAAAGTCTAATATGTTTTTACTTTGTAACTTATCATACAATACCTTAGATACATTCGGTTTGAACTGAGCACATATGTATTTTCTTAAACCAATCATAGTCCTAAGTACATTACGATTTATCTTTGGTAATTTTAATGAATAAGCTGAACCCATCAGACTTGTCATGAACTTTTCACTTTCCCAAGTTCGTTGAGGACCTGGTGATACTGAACCATCTACTGACCATCTGTTTTTCTGTTGAAAATAATTACTAGAACTATTACCAGCATTCAATCTTCTAAAGTATTGTTGTTTACCATCAAAGTTCAAATTGTAAGTATATTCAGTTCCCTCACGAGCAAACCACTCACCATTAACTAAAATATCAGTATGTTTCATACCTTTTAATTTTAGATAATCACGATAAGCATCTTTCTTAGAAATCTCTGCATAAGGAATCTCATATGTCATAGCTACCTTTGCTAAACTTTCTTTTACGTCTTCCTTATCAAAGGTATCTTTTATATATTCCCATTCTTTCTCATCTATTTCTAGATAAGGTTCCATGTTATAGAACTTATCAAAATAAGAAAGATACATTAATATTTACTTATACTTGGAAACACAACTCTATGTATTTTATACCCATCATGACCATGTGTAACTTGACCAGCATTATGAGGATTACTTCTGATTTCTTTTTCTGACCTGTCATCGAAAAATGGTTTTGTGTTAACTTGAACTGTGACAGTACCACGAAAACCTACACCCTTTTCAAATCGAGTAACTGATAGTAAATCACCTACATTTGGTAATCCACCTTGATTTTTAATAGGTGTATAATCAAAAGCTGTTTCGGTTTGTAACCCGAAGTCTCCATTGTTTGTTCTCAATTCATATGTCTTCATATTAATCAACGTCTTGTACTGGTACTAGATAATAAGTTGAGACATAATCGTCAACTTTAAACGATATACGAGATAAACCATCTCCACTAACTTCAAACTTAGCACTCTCACATTCTTTATTTGCACTCAATACTTCTTTGAAGATGTTTGCATTAAAAGATACGTTTTCAATATCACTAGATTTAGTAGTAGTAACTGGTATCGTAACTCTGTTAGTATTTACTGAAGAATGTCCAATAACTAATTTAGTATCAGTTCCATCTGTAAGTACTGTAAAGTTATCAGTATCAGACAAAGCACCCTTACCAGCAATAAACTTACTAATAAATTGTGGTGTCACATCAATCTCTAAATGAAACTCAGGTATCTGTTTCAGTTGTGGTGGTTTGTTGATTACTGAAACATCACTCAACATATAATTTATTGTAGAATGTT